CACAAAAGGTCTAGACTGACCAAGAACTCTATTTGTAGAAACTAACTGTGGATTTCCATCTGCATTAAACACAGCATCTTTACTAGCTAGTATTTGTAAAACTTTATCTTCGCATAAAGCTATTAAATCTGTATCTCTAGCATATAACTTTTGTATACTGCCATAAGTTGGGTTTATATCTTTTGTAATTTTTTCTGCAGCTATAAATTGATTTAATTCATTAACACCGCTGTTAGAGTTATATAAACCAGAATATATTAAACCATATTTTCTATTTTCTTCTTCATAGCTAAAGTTTTCTAAAGTAGTAGAAGCTTTAACGCCTTTAGCTATAAAAGGTAAATTAAAATTATCTCTAACTCTATTGGACTCAACACCATTACCAAAACTAAAACAATTATGCCAGTTTAAAGTGTATGAAGTTGAAGGCCCATAAATATCTGTATTAAAGTAAATAAAAGAACTTTTACTATTTACAACGTTAGTATAGTTTGTGACTTGTAGAGTTATAGAAGAGCCATCTGGTCTATCTAAAGTAATAAAACCACCTGTTTCTATATAACCTGTACCAACAAAAACACTAGGATTAACAGTAATATACCAACCAGAAGAATCTTGATTAATACCAGTTACTTTAGTATTTTCTTCTATAGCTACACTTGAAGTGCTAGCTGATAAAATAGAACCTATAGGTGCTACTAAATTTTTAGTACTTTCATCTACATATAAAGGATTATAACCACTAGCTTCATAATAAATATCTAGATCTACAGTTTCTTTTGGCTCAGTTTCCCATATCGCTGGATTATCTGGAAGTGTAGCTTCTCTTTGTATTGGCTCTAATATTTCTAAATTATAATAAACAGGCATTATACCAGGCACTCCGTTGTCAATGCCCATATCATTGTCATAAACCTCATATCCATGTTGAAGAGAGTCTTGTGCGTTAATTCTATTGCAAGAATATTGAGAATAACCATTCATTGCTGGTTGTTTAAAAGTTAACGTACCAGCTGAAGAAGGTAGATTACCAACAATATCATGAGTATTAAAACTTACAGAGCTAGCATTACCAGCTGTACCTGATAAACATAAAGGCTTTCTATAACCACAAAGCCAGATTCTAAATTTACCAGAAATTTCTTCTATTTTCCATATTAACAACTCTTGTTTGCTAAAATTAGAACCAGTGTTATCTAAAGCATCGGTACCAGAGTGAGCTGTTAATATTAATCCAACTGTTATTTTTTTAGTAGAACCATCGTAATTTGATGCAAACAAAGAATCTACCATTATATAACATTCAGATCCTGACGCTGAGTAATTAGCTTTTGGAGCACCAGGATCACTGCTGCTACTAAAACTAGAGTGAGCTATAGTTAATTCTAAACCACCAGGTATTGGGCCTAAATTACCAGCTGGATTCCAACTTATAACATTTGTATTTCCTGAGTTTAAACATTTTAACTTCCAGTTTTTACTAAAGTTAGGTGATAATTGAGAAGTACGTTTAGAAGTGTTTGGTTGCCAGTTTGATCCTGAACCACTTTGAATTCCAGATATATCAAAACCACTAAGAGACGAAGGCTCATCTAAAGGCTCATAATTACTACTAGCACCAGATATGTTCCAAGCGTCCATAGTGTCTACACCACCTTGGCTAGAATAATTAAAAACAAAAGGAACAGGTATATCGAAACTATCGTTAGGTTGTATGACATCTGCCCACAACCAGTCTGTAGGTTGATTAGGACTTACATAGTTAGGGTCGTAATAAGAACTACCAGAAGCGCCTGCTAAACTTGATTGGCCACTCCAATGTAAACCACCGGTAAAACCAGCGTTATATCTTATTTTACCAGAAGTTTCTGGCACAGCAGAAATAGTGTAAACTTGATTTGTAGGGTCTTGTGAAAATCTAATTTTAGTACCAGGAGTAAAATAATTAATTAAATCTAGGTTTTTAGTTGTATTGTAATTATTATTACCACCATTAGCGCCTATATTCCAAAAGTTATCTTGCGTTTTAGCACTTACGTTTATAGTGTTAACACTTTGAACTCTTTTCTCTCCATTACCAGCACCTGATACTTCATCAAAATATTCTGAGTTTCTTAAAATACCACCAGCAGCTATATCAAAAACAATATAATCGTTTTCAACACCAGCACCGCTTCCAACACCGTTAGCGTCATATTGAATAAACTGACCACCAAACCTTAATGTATTGCTATTGTCTTTTGTTTTGCCTTTCCAAGGGCCTTTATCAATAAACCAAACAGTATTATTTTCTCTGTTTCTTTTTGTCCAACCGTGCGAATCTGCTAATCTAGCATTTTTTTGTTTTGTATCGCTTCCTAATCCAGTGTTTAACATCATTGGATAACCTGAAAATCCATTACCTGTATAAGAACTGTCAGATGTTGTATCTTTACCTACTGTAATATATGCCAACTCATCTCTCCATACGTTGTCTAGTATCCAAGTTTGTTGATGGTAAGTTTGGTAATTATTTTCTATTTGATCTTCTGCAAAAGCATATTGGCCTGTATAAACAGTAGTAGGATTCGCGCCGCCAGTATCTTCTGACATTGAAAACCTTGTTGGTTTAGACCAATAATTTCTAAAAAAAGGAGCAAAAGCACCAAAATCAGATGTTTTATATTGACCTAATCCTTGACCGGTTAACTCGCTTCTATTGTTACTTGATATATTAGTATCTAAAGAGTATAATCTTTTACTCATTTTAAGCCTATAGTTTTGACTAGCGCCTAAAGAAGAACTTAAAAGCTCACTATTAACATTACCATCTGTATCGATTTTTACAAAAAATTTACCATCAAACTCAGCTGAGTTTTCAACTTCATATCTGTAAACCTGAACAGTAATACCATCATTAATAGCGGTAGAGTTTATACCGCCAGAATCATTAGTTGCCCAGTTTATATCGTCACCTATTAACTTGTCTAACATCACAATGTATTGAGCATCAGCTAAAGTAACTCCTGATTGACCAAATGTACTTTGTATTTTGTTTATTCTATACCTATCACTAGCTTGATTACTATTTAAATCTACAAACTCTATATATAACACACCGTCCTCTTCATTATGAAGATCTCTACTTAAAGATTTAGTAAATTCTTCATAATTCATTTTAAATTGTTTTTTACCTAAAATAGGTAAATCATCTGCAGAATCAAATATATTTACTACCGTACCAGCGTTAGCATCTGTGTTATGAGTTAAAGACTCAATTAATATTTTGTTTTGTTTTATGTAATCAGGAGCTTCTCTTTGTATATCTAATATTTTAAACTTAGCTTCATCTTTTATTAAATTATCACTTTCAACTCCTTTTTTTAATATTAAAAAGTCATTAATATCAATTTTATTTACATCAGAAGATGGAAAAGAAAGCCAAACTTGATTATCACCAGCATCATACCAACGATCCATAGCCATGTTATAATACTCACCAGAAGTTTCTTTAATAAAAAACTTAACATATTTTAAATTTTCCGGGTAATTACTATTGTCAAAAGAAACTTTAATAGAATTACTTTTATCAGCAAATTCTTTATCTAAAATAGAACTACCTTTGATACTAGAAATAACAGGAGTTTCTCTACCATACTCATCAACAAAAACAGCTCCTATTTGATATTCTCTTAGTGTTTTTACAGAAGGAAGTGTTATGGAGTTAACATCTTTACTAATAAAATCAAAGTTAAAATCTGGAAAATAATTTTGAGTATTACTTATTAAATCGTAACCTTGAGTGTAATTAGCATAAACAACTCTACTCGCAACAACTTCTTGGCCTAAAGCTTTTTTAGGTACGTTGTCCCAAGGTCTTACTAATTGATTAGAAGATATAGCTCTATATATTTGTTCTGTAGTTATTACGTATTGCCCGTCATTCCAAAAATTAATATTAGAGTATTTTGTAGCTACAGAAGGCGTGTTTGGCTTTATTGTGTCAACAACATATAAATTTGGAGATGTATCCTCTTTGTATATTATATCTATTTCTTTAACACCATCAGGTATTGAAGCTTTTAAATTTTTTATTATTATACCTGTAAGTTGATTTGCCATACCTAAATTATAACCTTTTTTAGGGTGATAATCAAAACTACCTGGCGCAAAACATACTTGTGAAAAAGGAGATATTGCAGAATACTCGTTGTCTTGATATTTGTATCTATAAGCTATTCTTGGAAACTTAAACTCAAATATTTTTTTCTCTTTAGTTAGCTTGCTAACAACAAAGTTTATTTCTGATAAAGTAGATGGTACTACTGGCGGAGGATCAGGAACAGCAAGAACTTCAATTTTTACCTGTGCATTTGTTTGATCTAATCTTTCAAGAGAAATATATTCTATATCGTATATATTATCCGCAACACCAGGGCCAGTTATACCTGTTGTTTGTAATAGTATTTGATTAGATTGACCAGCATTCCAAAAACTTGAATTACCACTTGAAGTGTTTGAGCTAGTTTCTTGACCAAGTATAAGGTCAAACTCTTTTTCATAATAACCATCACCAGTAATATACTGGCTAGTACCTGTTGGACTACTATTAAGTCTAAAATAATAAGATCTACCAGGAGTTCCACCAATAACATCGTGTTTTACACAGAGCCAAATATTAACACCACCAGAAACAAAGTTACTTACTTGCATTGAAAGCTTATATTTACCTCCTCCTACTACAGGTAAAGAAGAGCTTGTCCATTTCTGCCAATCACCAGCGTCAACTTCTATTTTGTTTTGTATATGGTTGTAAGTAAAATGATTTGGATTTAAATAGCCCCAATATAAAGGAGCTGTATTGTTTGAGTTAGGAGTTAAAAAGCTAAAATTTGGAACTATTTCTAAAGCTTCGTCTGTAAAATCATTAACACTGCTATCTATTATTTTAGCCCTTATATTATACTCACTCAAAGGTACTGAAGGTTGCTGGTCATAATTAATACCATCAAAAGCTTTTATACCTAATATATCGCCAACTTGCCAACCTAAAGTAAAACCGCTTTCTCCATCTAAATCTGTAAAAAGTCTTATTGTTCTAATAGCTCCAACTTGAAAGCTGCTAAAATTATATTCAGAACCTACTATACCATCTGAATTAGGTATAGTTGATTGTTCAAATAATATTTTTGTTAAAGCTGAGTTTGTTTTTGTAAAATCTAATTCTGTTTCAAACTCTATACTAGGTTGTATAACAGGTTGTTTTTTTATTACTGTTATATGCTCTTCTTTAGCCGGTACTTCTATATTAGTAAATTCATTTAAAAAATTAGTATGTACTGTTCCAGAAGGATCAGTTCCTTTTATTGATCTTGGTATATTTATTTTTTTAGGCTCATTATTGTTATCTGTAAAAAATAACATATCATCAATAATATTAATACCTGTAATTAAATTTTGATAATGAAATTTTAAAACTTGTTTTGTTGTGTCTACAAAAACAGGTGTTATTTTATTTAGTTTTTTATCATACTCTATTATCATATCTTTACCATAAGTTAAAGATACGTTTTCTACGTTACCAGTAAAACCAGTATTACCTATTCTTTGTATAAAAAACAAATCCTGTAAACTAGTGGTTGAAGTAGTGTCGTCACCAATAACACCTGTAAATTCATATGATCTATTAGATGGTGAAAAATTATTATCATCAAAACGTATTCCTTCACCACTACTGTTATAATATTCAACACTTAATTTACCAATTGTGCCTGGATCGTTTTCATCTATACCACTAAGAGTAAACCTTAAATTAACAGGTGTACCTAAAGGTAAATTTTCTTTTAAACCATTGCTTTGTCTTATTTTGTTAAATAGGCTAACATTGTTTCCAACATGCCTTTTATTTTCAGCATCCCAGCTCCAACCACCAGAGTCTGCAGCCCAGTAATCTGCAAAGCCATTATCATTTAAATCTCTAGAAAAATTAGGATTTCTAAGAAGATCTACATTAGTTATAAAATAATATAACTTATCTTCACTTTCGTTTGAAATACTACCTATGCAAGTAGCGGCTGATGGAACAAAATCTTGACCAGATACTATAGAGTTACCTAATAAATTTTGTACAGTACCAACTTCAGAGTCTTCAGAAGTAGATACTTGTATATTCATAGCGTCTCTATATTCTCCATTTTTAACGATTCTCTCGTCAAGATCTTTATTCATTTTACCACCGGTAAAATTATGCTTTATTTCTGGCATATACTAGTGTTTTATATGTTTAGATTTACCTCTAAGTATTTGAGTTAATTCTTCTATTTTTAAGTTTGATAATCTAATTTTTGCCGTTCTAACAGCTGCAAACTTTTCTCTTTTAAATCTTTGTGATAAGTTTTGGTGAAGTGGGTTTGAAGACGTAGAAAGTATAGCGTGTGCAATATGTTTATACATAGCTTCTTCAGCAAACTTATGTACTTGCATTTCTTCATCAGTACCAAGGCTATCACTTATATAATCTAATATCACAGTTTTTCCTGAAATATTAGAACTAAAATGTATTCTACCAAGTCTTGGGTCTATATAAAAACTACCGTTAACTTGTGCATGTGAAGGCTCTAGCCCATATCTATTTCCAGCATAAGGCCAGTATGTATCGTCTTCATAATCATCATTATTATTTATTTCAGAAGGTGTTATACTTTTATAGTTTTGCCAAGTTGAAGAGTTTTTAACGTTATCTGGTGGTGATTGTAAAAATTTAGAAGATAAACCGTTTTTAGCAGAAACATTATCTATTGAGTTGAATTTAATAGCTGTTTGATTACCACTTGTAATTTGCGCGCTTGCAGATAAATTAAAATCAACATAAGAAACTATAACTACATAAACTTGATTAATGCCTCTTACGTCAATATCATTTATTTCTTGAGTACTAGAAGTTTGTCCAGCTGTATTAGGTCCTAACCACTCAGCATAACTTGCATTACCATTTGAATCTTGTAAATCAAATATAGAAGTGTTAATGTTATTACTAGTAACAGCAGAAGCATTAGAAGTAGCGTTGTTAGTATTGTTTATATAATTATCTTCTGGAACCTGCGTGCTAACACCTAGTCTAAGTACACCAACGTTTAAAGCATCGGAGCCGGTAGCAGTATCAGCTATAGCTATAGTATCTGCAACGCCATCACCAGAAACAGTTAAATAATCTATATCAGAAACATCTATAAGTTGATATGCAGTATTTACATAACCCCAGTTGTAAGCGCTATAACCGTGTCTAGTATGAAAACTAGCTGTTAACTTTCCGTTTTCAACATTCATACCTGTGCTTGCAAAAAAATTAGCATTTAAATTTGTACCTGAAGATATTATGCTCCAAGTATCAAATAAATCTCCTGCAAAATCTCCGTTAATAATTTTTTCTTGATCTTGTGGGAACTCATATAAACCGTTGTCATCTTGTAGTATTTGAAAAGGATTACTAGTATGTTTAGTAGGATATAAAGTATGTTTAATACCAGATGTATCTACTGATGATATTTCTGTATAATTAACATAATCGTGAGGAAGTGGCATTACTAACGTGGCTGGTACTTCTATTTGTTGTGATTTTATTGATTTAAAAACATCAAAAGAAAGTTCTTGTAAAGCTCTTTGTGCAAAAAAAGCAATATCTGCTCTTTTTATTTTAGGTATTATTTTATCTTCACCAACATAAGCTATTTCAAACTGCGTTATAACATCTTGTAAAGATATAAATTGATAATTTCCAAAATTATTACCTTTGTAATAATCTTTATGTGTTCCGTTGAATAATGCCATTTATTATGATTTTTCTTGTTGAATTTGAGTGCTAGCTAATTGAGCGCCTGTTTGAGTAAGTTGTGGTTTTTCTATTGCAACGCCAGCTAAAAGTAATATTCTATAAACTAATTCTGCTTCTTCTGATTCGTGTAATTCAAAGTTAACAGCGTTTGTAGCGTTGAACAAAGGTTTGTCATTTAAAATAATGTAAGCCCACTTAGGTGGCGTTGGTCTTTTTATATAACTAATTAAAACTACATCAACACCTTCTTCTTGAGAAGGGTATGGATATATTTTAATTCTATTTTCATTATTGCTTGTGGTTGGAAACTGCGTGTAATAAGCTAAAAAACTTTTACTATGTTTAGTTAAAGGAGATTTTAAGTAAGTCATTAGCTGTCTAATTTCTATATGTTCAGCTATAATAGCGCTAGGTTGGTTTTTATATCTAACTCTTATCATACCTAGTCTGTATACGTTTTCTGGTAATATAATATCTCCAAAATTACTAGTAGGAGTTACAACGCTGTCGTACACTTCAAACAAAGATATTTTTTGTTTTAAGTTTTTTAAAGGATCACTAAATTCGTTGTTATTACCTGGTACTCTTCTAAATTGATTTATATCATAAAAGTATTGCTCAAACATTTCCGCCTGAGCTTGATCAGCAAATAAGTTAAATTCCTGAGGCGTTATATATCCTCTTTGTTCTTTGTTAGCTAGCGCTAATACTTTTTGATATACTCTATCTATATTTACCATATTATTTTTTTATTGTAGTTACGATCGCCCCGTAGGGCGACCGCTCTACAGTTTGATTAATTTAATCGTTTTTCTATATTTGCATATATTTCCATACCTTCATCAGTTTTAAACCAATGCGCTAAAGCAGTATATGGATGTTCATCAAATGGTACTGTCATTATCACTCTATTGTTAGATCCCCACATAAAGTTTCTTTGATCAGAAGATAATGTAATAATTCCAAGCTCAGTAGCTTTTATACCAAAGTTTCTAAGTTGAACATTATCATCAGTAGCTAGTTCTAAAAACAAAGCAGGATTATTTCTAGCAAACACTAGTAAATCACGTTTAAGCTCCTTAGAACTCATCTTAGACACTTGAGAACCTTTTTCTACACGCATTATAGCCTCTGCCATGTCAATATCCATTTCTCTAGCAGCTAAAATAGCGTCTGCCTCCATTTCTAATATTTCTATTTCTTCAGCTGCTTTTACAGACGGTTGCCATTCATAATATAATTTATCTTTATGTGGATGGTATAAAGATAATAATTTTTGAAGAGTTGTTTTATTTCTTGGCACAAATAAAGCGCCGTTTCTAAAAATTATATGTGATAATCTTTGGTCACCTGACATTTCATCTACAAACGAAGTTCTTTGGTTTTCGCAATATTTTAACTCTCTTTCATAGCCTTTACTTTCGTCAAAAAAGTATATGCCAGTAGATTTCACCATATAAGACAAAGGTTTTTTATTACCTTTTAAATAATAAACTCTATCTTTTATTTCCCATTGAGGTTTTTTAGTTTCAACTTTTTTAGGTTTTGGTGTTTCAACAACTGGTGTTTCAACAACAGGTACCTCTACCTCTTTTTTTGTTTCTTGTTTTTTTGCCATAATATAATATATAATAAAATTAATAAAATAAAAGGCCGAGGCCGAAGCCCCGGTCTTTTAATATAAATGTTACTTCATTAACATAAAGTTGTTAGCACCTTGAGTAACTAAACATCTTTCAGTTAAGAAATGAAGTTGCATTGCATCTAAAGCAGATGTAGAAGCACCAACAGAACCAGTAACCCAAGTTTTCATTCTTCGGTCATCAGTTTGTGAAGCTCTATATCTAACGTGTAAGAAAGGACGTCTCATGCTTTGCCCAACAGTTTGATCGTAAACTGAAGAAGTTCCAGCAGGAATCATAACCCCTCTTATAGCGTTAACAGTGTCTCTTGAATTAATACCACCTCTAGTAGCTTTGTCATTTAAGTATCTAAAGTCAGACTTGTAGAAGTCATAAGAACCTCTTCTGAAACCTGAGAAACCTAAATTAAGAGCCATGTCTTCAGAGTTATTAAATACTCCGTAAGAAGTACCACCAGCTCCGTAAGAGTTCATTGAAGCTAACATATCGTCAATAGCTAAACTAGTTGATCTGTTAACAAACATCATGTACTCTTCAATAGCACCTTGCTTGTCAAACTCAGCTAATATAGCATCGAACTCAGCTAAATCAGTAGCAGCATTAACACCAGTAACACCAGTAGTTACGTTACCTCTATCTTCAATAGCAGCGAATAAACCTTCAGTACCAGTTAATGTAGTACCATCAGTTCCTAAAAACGCGTCTACTTTAGAGTTAGCAGCTGTAGTTTTAATAGACTCAAGCATTGCCATTTCAATATAATCAGTAAAACGAGCTCTTGTATCAGACTCAGCTTTTAAATACCATAAGTATCCAGAAGCACCACCTTCAGAAGAAACTTCAACCCAACCAATTCTAGACGCATCAGATCCTGATACCTCGTAGTAATCTTTCATAATAATTGGTTTGTTTTGGAAAGTTTTAAACTGTGGCTCGTTAGCTTGACGACTAGTGCTACCATTATAGTTATCACCTTTCTTAAATTCAGAACCATAAACTAATATAGTACAAGAATCTTCAGTTGCATCAGCAGCCAAACCAGCGTTTGCTAAAGTAGCAGTAGAGTTTCCAGCGTTATATAAAGCGATATTAATATCATCTTCATCAACAGCTGTAACAATACCTTGAGCAGTTGTGCTTGCGTCAGCGATTAAAACCATATCATTAACCCTAATACCGTGATCGATACCAGAAGTGCTTATTGCATTTCCATCGATATCAGAATCAATTTGAATTGTACCACCCTCTTCGTTACTATTGTCAGCTTGTTGAGTTGCGTTGGTAACGTGACCAGTGTAAGATAGATGTAATCTACCTTGTTCAGACCATACGACTTGATCAGCCGTCATAGCCTCTTCTGCACCAACTTGAGCAAGGAAACCAGAAATTGTTCTAGGTCCGAAAACCTCAGCTTCTTTTTCCATCAAGTCTGGCACATATTGTTGTGACCAACCAGCGTTTGAGCTGTTAGCCAAATCTAAATAATTTGATTCTAGCGTTTGTTTCGTTGCAGAAGGAACGCTATTCAAATTAGTTCCTGCAGTAATTGCCATAATTTTAAATTTTTAATTGTTATTTATTGTTTTTAATTTTAAACTTAAAATCAGAAGCACTATCGCCTAAAACTTTTACTTTTATACCACCTGTTTCAATTGCACCATGAGCTTGTCTTGGATTCATGTTAACATTTTTAGCTTTAGCAATGCTATTTTTCATAGCATCTGCTTTGCCTTGTTCATAAAAGTGTCTTGCAATAGCATCAGCGTTCATTGCTGTAAATAAAGATTTATGATAACCCTTAGCATCTTTTAAAGCGGAATTTTTATCTAAAAACTTTTTAGTAAAATTGTTTATATTGCTTTGTGTTGTTTTAACCTCTTCAGCATTGTTAACTTTAAACCTATATACTTTATCACCTACATTGTATTCAAAACCTTTGAACTTGTCGTTAAAAACTTGATTAGTTTTTTGTGTAAAAATATCATTGTTTTTCTTTGCTATTTTTTTAGTCTCTTCTGACTCCTTGTTGTATCTATTGAAAAAATTCCAAGCTTTTTGTTGTTCAGGCGTAAGCTTTGAACCAGCTTTTATTTCTTCATAGTATTTGGACTTTTGCCCGTCCAAGTGGGCTCTAGCGCTGGCAACTTGCTCTTTTAACGCTAATTTTTTTCTTCGTATATCTTTTTCCTCATCTACTTCTTCATCATAAGAAAATGTATCTTCCATTAGAAAATTAATTTCCTCTGCGTTTAAATGAGGTTTTGTTTGTTTATAATATTCATATAATAAATCTTGATTATCTAATTTACTATAATCTTGATTAAGCTTAACATAGTCGTTTATACTACCACCAGTTTCCTCCATAAAATCAACTAACTTTTGAATGTTTTCTGGTAGTGGTTTTCCAGTAGCTTCTGCTTCCGCTACAGCTTCTTCAACTTCTTCAACTGTGTTTTCAACAGTTTCTTCTTCAGTAATTTCTTCTAACGCTGGAGCTTCTTGTGCTTCTTCTTCCGGTTGTACTTCTTCTTGTTCTTGTGTGGACTCGGCATTTTCAGACTCTGCAACCACTCCGCTGTCGTCAGCGTTATCTTTTTTAGTTTCATCTTCTTTTTGGTTTACTGGTTTATCTAAGTTTACTTTTGTAACATTATCTTCTTCTTGAGGTTCTTTAATCTCAACTTTAGTAACATTTTCTTGTGTAGTCTCTTCAACTACGTTTTCTTTGTTTTCTTCCATAATATAATATAATAATAATTAATAAATTTATCTAGATGATGGGTCAAATTTGTCTATATTAAAACCACCACCCATTAAGTCGTTACCTGATGATTCAAAGTTTTTAGCAGGTTTGTTGCCTTTTCTTTGTTCTATTAATTCAGATTGCTGACTAGCTTGTATTTTTGTTCTTTGATCTTTACGATCTTCTTTTTCTTTTTCTCTATTCATTATGCCCTGAGTTTCAACTCCTTTTAACTGCATGTTATACTGAAACTCTAAAGCCATTAACTCTTTTTTCAACATTGCCTCTTGTTGTAATCTTTGAGACTCCATCTGGCCTTTCATTTGTTCTAGCTGCATTTTACTCTGTGTAATAACTTGTTGTTCTTGCATTTTAGCTTGAGATGCAGCTTGAGCAGCCTGTGTATTTGCCTGTGACTGCATTTGTATATTCTGTTGCTGCGCTTGCTTATCTTTTTCTTGCTTTTTAATTCTTCT